AACTGTTCAAGCACAAGATCTGAAGTTGTAATCAACAACAACCGACCAGGGGACATGGTACTGCCTCAACCAGTGATTTTGATCAAGTTTGAGACTCTGAGGAGAAAGATTGCCTTTCTCAGAGTATATTTAGGCTACAAGGCCTGGGGGGAGCCATAATCCCTCATTACAGCCCAGATGGTTAAGGGTATATACCATTATTTCTCTATGTCTGGAGATCTTAAATGGAGAAACCCTGCGCTTAACGTCAGTGATTCTAATGTCACTGTCTGCCCAGGTCCGGTAACGCGGTTAGCGTCCCCAACCACAGAACAACTTAAATCTGTTGGTTCAAACTTTTTTCAAGGTGGTATTGAAAATAGTATTGACGATCTCGATGTTCACATCCTATTTGCCGAGAGTAGGAACTTAACGTCTGATATTTCAGATGAAGTTGTGGCTATTCATTCTGAGTGGAGTGGTTTCAACCACTTTAGAGACTCAGAACCCCCGTATGCCCATAATAGTGTTCTTTATAATGTTGATTGTATGAGATGGGTTGTTCCTCTTGTTGTCTTATACCTTTACATTCTTTTTAGATTATTCTACTTTCTGCTCCCTTTTATAGAGCAATATCGTAGAACTAAACGTCGGGAAAGAATTAATGTGTTAGATTTGCGCATCTATGAGTTGAGGAAGAGCATACACAGTAGAAGATATAAGTTGGTTATGCACCAACTTTTGTCTGAGTATTTACCATATCCTCCCACATGTGTTACCGTACGTGACATTTGTGATTATGTAGATGATCAGGCGTATTATAAGATGAGATTGGCAGATTTGCGTCCGCCCCCTCTAGTGATATCAAACAGTGAACCTTGTTGGTCTTCTCCAGATTCAGAGGTCAATTCTATCCTAATGTCTCGGTCGAGTTCATCTGAAACTTTTATTTGTAACTTTCCGGACAGACACAATAGGTTTGATTGTCCCTCATCTCTTCAAGTTCCTCAATCTGATGTCGTTGATGCGACTTGGATTAAGAAGCAAAGGGAGAAGCGCCGTCTTCGTAAGAAACAAGATAGGACGCCTCCAGTCATTCGTCCTGTTCCCCGTAAGGTACCACCACAGATTGTTCCTGACATAACCACCATTGAAACACAATCAGGTGGGAGTGAAATTCCACGTCCTCCTCCTCCTGATCCTGCTTTTGAAGGTATGGATAATCCTGAGAATGATCATATTAAACATAATTTGTATAATATTATCGGAGGATCTATTACAGATCCATGGTTACGTGTTATATTTCCAGTTATATGTACAATCACTTCGTATCAACCCAAACTTGCTGAATTTTTCCCAGTAGATGTCACTGGCCATTTTATTGAACAGGCTGTTCTTCTTGTGGTTAACATTTCACAAGCTTCAACGTATCAACACGCGGTCACCATATTTACAGCATTTCTGCATCAATATCTTAGTAAATCAGTTGCTGTCACTCTCAAGGATATGCTTGTTTCTATGTTTCAAAAAGGTGAGATTGAAGTTCAGGCTGGTTGGGACACTTGGGCCAGCATTCGTGATGGGCATACCAAACTACAATCAGAATCTCTTGCGCCCTTGTACCACAATGCCAAGAAGATTATAGCTTTGTTGGCATTTTCTGGTGTTTGTACATCTGCTTCACTCCCTTTTGGTAAAGAATCGTTTGATAGGTTTCTCGACAATAGTAAGTTGAAAGAATTTGATACTATGGATTTGACGTGTTATGCCATAGATGTCTTGAAGTTTGCTATAGAACAAGTGCGCGTCTTGTGTCAAGAAGGTTTTAAGGGTTGTTTGTTTGGAGACACTCGGATGATAGCATTTGATAAGGAGTATTCATTCATTGTGTCAGCAAGTCCTTCTTTGGCCACTGGTACATTATCTGATTTGGGAACAACCCCGTCGGATTATGTCTTGCGATTGACTAAGCTTCTCGAAGAGTGTACATACTATATGAGTACAACTAAAGGAGCTGAAAAGAATGTCTTTTGTTCAAAGCACCTTAGGTTGACTCAACTTTTTGCTGACTATCAGACATCACTTGGCCTAGTGTCACTTAGGTGCAAACCTTATGGTGTATTGCTTTATGGCGAATCTGGCGTGGGTAAATCTTGTCTCATTCCTGAAATTAGTGCGCTTTTTCTTCAGTCACATGGTTACCCTTCGACGGGGAACGTTGTGTGCACACTAAATCCAGATGATAGCTATCAGAGTGAGTATAAACCACATCATGTGGTCGTCGTACTTGACGATATAGCTAATACTGCACCTCAGTTTACTAAGACTAGCCCTCTGGAATTAGCTCGTGCAGTTTTAAACAACAATGTTTATTCTGTATTGAAAGCTGACGTTGATAGCAAGGGAAAACTGAAGATGGATGCAAGGCTCATCATAGGTACTTCTAACGTAAAGAGCCTTTTGGCTAGGTTATATTCTAATGAACCAGCATCAGTTTTACGTCGATGGGATTGTGTCGTAACCGTTGTTGTAAGGCCAGAATACCTCATTCCAGGCACAAAGATGCTTGATCCAGCCAAGATTGATAATTCAACTTATCAGGACAAATGGTTATTTGACGTTGAATCCGCTTATGCTGTTGAGCGTCCTGGTGGTAAGAGTGTTAATTTTGAACCTCGACTTGATAAGGATGGCAAACGCATGATGGGTATTAATCAAAGTGAGTTTTTTGAATTCATCCGTTGGGATTCCCTACAACAGAGGGTTCGCCAAGAGGCTTTAGTGGCTAGTAATGATGATGTTTATACTCACGATTTATGTTCACATGGTAATTTACCCAAGATCTGCGCACATTGTAATGTCGTCATACAGCCTGAGAGCTTTAGGACTGCTATTTCAAGTGTTATGCCAAAGGTTAGCTTTAGTGATATGGTGTATTACAATGAAAGATGGTTACGCATTTACCAATATTTATCCCAAGTTTTCATTTTGGACAAGCTTTTCATCTTGATACAGGGTTATCTATTAGATCAGGTGGCCAAGCTTTGGTGGAAAATAGTTGTAACGAGCTTGTTGGTTGGTTCAGGAGTTGGTTTGTTGACTTTTCTTATCACATATCATTTTTGGACTAGTTTCCTTGTGGGGTTTGTGTGCGCATCATGTATATTTGTTTGTATGTGTGCCACTCATGCCTATTGTATATATGTGCGAGGTTGTGATATAGCTCTAAGTGTCACACGCACGGCAAACACCCTTAAAACAGCAGTCCTGTTCGGTTGCTTCTTGTCTATCCTTGCAAGTATTAGAATGTGGTATAGGTGGTCAGGATTGGCCACACAGAGTGATCGTGTTGAACCTATGAAACCGGATTCGGTTCTTAAAGTTAATAGGTGGCCTAAAGCTGTGCGGAATGTTGTTGAGATCGGTCATCAATGTTCGACAGCTACCAAGGAACATGTACAGAGAGCAATAGTCCAGTCAATTGCATTTGTAACCTTTCATCTTAGGGATATTAACAGCGGTGCTGAGTTTCTTGAACATTGCAATATTTTCCCCCTCAGGGGCTTGTATTGGCTTTGTAATTGGCACGTTTTGCAGCACGATATTATCAGTGTATCTGGTATACGTCAACCTAAGGACTCTGGTTCCGCTACAAGGAGTTTTACGTGTGAGATAGTGCAAAAGGCTAGGATTGTCTCAACATCATATAGTTCAAATGATCTGGGCATTTTTATGATGTACGGCGCAGGAACTCAGGCTGATTTCACTTATCTCCTGCCTAACAGTCGCCCAACTGGGTCTAAGGCATGTAGATGGATACATAGGAATGAGCATGGTGTTATAAATAGTCAAGAAATTAATGTAAAGCTTCAAGAGATTAGTGATGTGAGGGGCATTGGGAAATATTGGGGTGTTAAGTTTGTGTCTGAACTGCCAACAGCTAAAGGTCAATGTATGGCACCTATGATTTCTCTTGACACTCCACATTATTTGGTTGCTTTTCATAGTGCTGGTAACACTGGCGCCTTTGAAGGACGTGGTCATTGCCTCTTACGCTCAGAAGTCATTGCCACCATTGAGAGTATGCCTGATACCACTTTGAAGTTTGATGCTGCTAGCAAACGTGAACTTTATACAGGACCATATTCAATTATAGGCGATCCACATTATAAGTCACCTTTCAATTTTATGGATGAAGTTGTTTTCGATTCATATGGCGCTCATAGTGGTCATAGGAAGTTTTATAGATCATTAGTTTCAGACAGGCCCATAAGTGTGCATGTGGCCAAAATCCTAGGTATGGAGAAGAGACATGGTCCCAACTTAACTATAGGTTCATACGAGCCATGGCGGACAGGTCTTATAGATATGGGTACACCTACATATATTCCTCATAGACTTCTTAATTTGGCTGTGGATGATTACTTACGTATGGTTGATCGTATCGTGGAAGCATCTCCTGAACTTTTTGATACGGTACATCCACTCACATGGACTAATGCTTGGGCTGGTGCTGATGGGAGTTATGGGATTGATTCCATGCCTTTATCAACTAGTGCCGGTTGGCCATATAATAAGCCCAAGAGTGCGTTCATTGATCGATCGGATGTGCCACATGATAATGTCTCTGAACCATTTGTTGTGCCGGCTGAATTTCAGGATGAAGTTTTGAGGTGCGAGCAGGATTATAAGGATGGCAAACGGTGCATGTTCGTTGCACGTATGAGTTTGAAGGATGAGGCTGTTAAGTTAACATCTACCAAGCCGGCACGTCTCATAGCAGGTGCAAATATGATCCAAACTGTGATTATGAGGAAATATTACCTACCGATCTTTAAATTCATAATGGAGAATGCCTTTGACTTTGAGTGTGCTGTTGGCATTAATGCAGCTGGGTC